CGCTGGCCAAAACACACAAGGTCAGTTAGCAGTGGCCATTGGTACCAATGCTGGCAATACCAGCCAGGGCAATAGTGCAGTAGCCATTGGTGATAATGCTGGAATTGACAATCAGGGCGATCAGAGCGTGGCCATAGGCCAGCAGTCTGGCAATACCAATCAAGGCCCCCAGTCAGTGGCCATTGGTACCCAGGCCGGTTTCACTGGGCAGGGTGAGCTTGCTGTGGCCATTGGCATCCAGTCTGGGTATGACACACAGGGTAATAATTCAGTAGCCATTGGCCGCAATGCTGGGTATGTCACACAAGGTGCCAATGCAGTGGCCATTGGTAGCAAGGCTGGACCAAGCAGCCAAGCCAACAACTCAATCATCATAAATGCCACTGGCAACAACCTGAATCAAACCACAGCCAACACATTCACAGTGAAACCTGTTCGAGCAGTGACCAGTGTGACTTTTGCCGCACCCACTGCAGGTTCAATACCTGCAGGATTCTCACCCATGTACTACAATCCCACCACAGGTGAGATTATTGTGATTACAACTTAAAATTTTAACATGAAAAAACTCTTAGCACTCTTGCTGATCGTGCCTGTGCTGGCCGTTGCACAACCCCGACAAAAACCTGGTGTGACCTATGACGCTGTGATCACTAGAGTCATAGACGGTGACACTGTGGCTTTCCAAGCAGACTTTTTGCCTGCACCACTCAAGAAAGAACTCAGCATCAGAGTGTACGGGGTTGACACTCCAGAAAAGGGACATCGTGCTGCCTGCCCAAGTGAAGCACAGCGTGGTGAAGCTGCATCAGCATTTACCAAACAAGCTGTTGCTGCCAGTACCAAACGTCAGGTTGTGCTCATGGACTGGGACAAGTATGGTGGACGAGTGCTGGGTGATATCTTGCTCAATGGCCAAAGCCTGCGAGTCATGCTGATACAAAATGGATTTGCACGAGAATACTACGGCGAAGCCAAAACATCCTGGTGCCAATGATCCGCCTGTAAATACAGGATGACGAATTTTTACTGTGCAGCCCCCTGGCGTGGCCTGCATATCAATCCTCAAGGCAATGTCAAAACCTGTTGTGCTGGCAACCCCAACATGCTGGGCAACTTGAACAGCCACAGCATTGAACAAATTCTCAACAGCAATCTCATGCAAGAGATCCGTGCTGATCTGGCACAGGGCAAGCCGCATGAATATTGCAGTAACTGTGTCAAGGCTGAACGCTTTGGTGCAGATTCGGAACGTGCCTGGCACAACAATGTAAATCCCAACTTTGATTACGCCACGGCTGGCACCAAATACCACTACCCTGTGATTGTGGATGTGCGATGGAATACCACCTGCAACTTGAGTTGCAACTACTGCGCACCGTCATGCAGCTCAAAATGGGCCAGCTTGAAAAAAGTACCTTTTGTATCAGGAGCTCGTCCTTACTATGATCAGGTGTGTGACTTTATTGAACAACACCGCGAACACATACATGAAGTGGCACTGGTAGGCGGCGAACCCTTGCTGTTGCCCGAGAACAATCGATTGCTAGATGTTATTCCTGAAGATGCTATTGTGACCTTGATCACCAACATGAGTGTGGATCTTGAACACAACAAGATATTCCAAAAACTAGCACAGCGCAAACGTGTGGGTTGGAGTATGAGCTTTGACAACATAGGACCGCGCCTTGAGTATGTGCGGCATGGCGCAAGCTGGAATCTGATACAAAAGAATCTAGCCACAATCAAAAATCTAATGCAGACACAAGGACACTGGGGCGGCATACATGCAGTGTACAATATCTACAATGCCACTAGAATTTGTGAATTTAGACAATTTGCCCAAGATGCTGGTGTCACGGTGCTGTGGCAAAACTTGTTTCAGCCTGATTACCTAGATCCATTTCTGCACGGCCCTGAAGTTGCTGCCGCAGCAGCAGAAGAAATTCACAAGTTCTATCTCTCTGGCCAAGCAACTGCGGCCGAGCGCACATTTTTTGATAATTCACTAACTATGTATGGTTCAGTAACTGCTGCTAGCCCTGGTATAGAACAAAAATTCAAACAACATATTCAAGAAATTGAAAATCAATATCACACAGACCAAGCAGGCAAATTTGCTCAGCTATGGCCTGAGCTGACAACACTGTGCGAAACTATAAAAATAACAGCAGTAGATCCTGACAACAACTTGTTCCAGGTAGAACACGTGATGCCTGATCAGCTGGTACAAAAAATACTGAATACTCCATGGTTAGATCTGCCTTGGCAAAAACAATCTGGACAAGAATCATGGCCAAGACGCAAGATTGACAACAATGCGTTGACCTGGATTGATGAATGGAATGTTGAATGTTCTCGCTTGTGGCATGCTATTGAAAAAACCACAGGCACAAAAATGGGCCCGTATCAGAGCACTGCATTCTGGATTGATGAGCCGGGCTTTACATGTAACATGCACACAGATGGCGAGATGCCGGGCAGTATGCAGTTAAACTGGATAGGAACCAAAGATCTTGGCACAGCTTTTTACTGGCACAAAGATACAGCATCACTGAGATATCAAACTACTTTTGAACCCAACGCAGGATACATAATGATCAACAAAGCAGATGACACTGGATACAGGCGTCTAATGTGGCATGCTATGTTGAATCCTGTTCCAGCCAACTCTTTTAGACTTACCAGTTACTCGGTGGGATTTGCATGACGGCACCATGGCACTTTGGTCTAAAGCATGCTGGTCATACCTATGAATGGTTGCCCACAGATACTGAAGAAAATTTTCAACAGCTCATGCAAGATCTCAAGCATCGAGAATACTTTGGCAGCAAAGGCTGGGATCAACCTGGTGCAATCACCTACAAAATAAACAGTCACGGATTTAGATCAGAAGAATTTGATCCTGCGGCCCCGAGTCTAGTGTCACTGGGCTGTAGTTATACTGTTGGCATAGGTCTGCCTGAAACTGCAACTTGGCCACACTTGGTTGCCCAGGCCGCGGGATTAAAAAACTGCAATCTTGCCTGGGCTGGCACCAGTGCAGACACCTGCTTTATGCAGGCGCAGTATTGGTTGCCTGTGCTGCGTCCCCAACTGGTGGTAATGGCAGCGCCACCCAAGCACAGATTTGATTTGATTTCTGAAGATCCCCGGCTGCCGCATGACACATACATGTCTTCGGGAGGATCAAGTGAATCGTACCGTGACAATTTTGTCAAAACTTGGCTGCTAAATGATCGCAATGCAGAGTTAAATAATTTACGCAATCGATGGGCAGTGCAAGGATTGTGTGCAGACCTAGGCATCACATGCCTGATCTACAATGCGCACGAATGGTTTGCCAAGAGTCGTGAAGAATTAGAATACGCAAGAGACCATATGCATGCTGGTCCACGTGGCCATCAACTACTAGCAGAAAGAATCATACATGATTGGCATGAAACCAAAACAACTTGAGACCGTACTGGTCAAAGCACCGCACCGTATAGAAACCTACACGGATGCCGAACTCAGGGAGTTTGCTGCATGTGCTGATCCTGTGACTGGTCCCTTGTATTTCATGGATCACTTTTTTCATATTCAACATCCCACTCGTGGTAAAATGTTGTATCAGCCGTTTGAATATCAACGCAGATTGATCAGTACCTATCACGACTACAGATACAGTATCAGTCTCATGCCTCGACAAACAGGCAAAAGTACCAGTGCAGGGGGATATCTGTTGTGGTATGCCATGTTTGTGCCAGACTCAACTATTCTAATTGCTGCGCACAAGTATACCGGTGCTCAAGAGATCATGCAACGCATACGCTTTGCATATGAACTGTGCCCCAATCATATCAGAGCAGGTTCAACCAGCTACAACAAAGGCAGCCTGGAGTTTGACAACGGCAGCCGTATTGTGTCAGCAACCACAACTGAAAACACTGGTCGTGGTATGAGTATATCACTACTATACGCAGATGAGTTTGCATTCGTGCGGCCCACAATTGCCAAGGAGTTTTGGACCTCCATTAGCCCCACACTGGCCACAGGTGGTAAAGCAATTATCACCAGCACACCCAACTCAGACGAAGATCAATTTGCGTTTCTCTGGAAGGGCGCCAACAAGACGGAAGATGAGTATGGCAATCCCAGACCCAATGGTCTGGGCATCAATGGATTCCGTGCATTTCGCAGCTACTGGGAAGAACATCCAGATCGTGATGAAAAGTGGGGCGAAGAACAACGAGCACAACTGGGCGACGAACGTTTTGAACGTGAGATGAACTGTAGCTTTGTTATTCACGATGAAACACTAATATCGCCCTTGAAGTTGTTGGACATGGCCGGCGTTGAACCTGTACACCGTAGCGGACAAGTGCGCTGGTACAAGAAACCTGACAAGGACAAGATGTACATTGTGGCCCTGGATCCTAGCCTGGGCACCGGCGGTGACCCTGCAGCCATTCAGGTGTTTGAAGCAGAGACCACCGAACAGGTGGCTGAATGGCGACACAACAAAACTGACGTGCCTTCACAGATAAAAATACTGGTGGAGATTGTGAAAGAATTGCACTCAGTTACTCGGGATGAAAAGAAAATCTACTATTCAGTTGAAAACAACACCCTGGGCGAAGCAGCCCTGATTAGTATTGCAGAATTTGGCGAAGAAAACATTCCAGGGTACTTTCTCAGTGACAATTCAGTGACTGGCTCGTCGGGACGCAGATTCCGCAAGGGCTTTACAACCACAAACAAAAGCAAGTTGTCGGCCTGCAGCAAGTTCAAGATCCTGGTGGAATCTGGACGCATGAAAATCCGCAGCAAACCCTTGATGAGCGAGCTAAAAACCTTTGTGGCACACGGCTCAAGCTATGCTGCCAAACCCGGAGAAACTGACGATCTTGTGATGGCAAGCCTGCTAGTAACCCGCATGCTGATGCTGTTGCAGACCTATCATGCAGATCTGGACTCACACATGAAAGATCACGGCGATTCCATAATAGAGCCCATGCCATTTATATCTATCTTGAGATAACGCTAAATACACAACTATGGCTACAGAGAATACACTATCACAACAACTGCTGGATCTGCTGGCAACTCGCAATTTGCATCCAGAAATGCTGGATCGATCAGGCCGGCCAACTGACGCACCAGAAGCCAAAACATTTACTTTTGACTATGAAGGTGCATCGGGCAAAAACTATGGTACCATGGTTATTGTGTTGGACTCAGACAACGAAATGAAGATCATGTACGGCGACAATCTGGGTCGTACCATGGAAGGCACGGACAAAAACGAGTTTTTTGACTTTATACAGCATCTCAGCAAAAAAGCCACAATGAATCGTTGGACACACACTATAGCAGATATCAGCCAACTCAAGCATACCATGCAGGGACTTGCGGCCATACAGGAAGGCCTGTTTGAAGGCTACTATGGCAATCGCAACATCAGCTATGCTGGAGCGCCCACACAGGCCAGACTCAAGATCAAGCACAGTCAACCCCTGGGCGAAAACGACGCACGTTTCCGTCATGTGGAAAGCCTGTTTGTGGAAACAGCAGATGGTGAATGTTTCCGCCTGGGATTCAGAAACCTTTCAGGTGGCAGAGCCATGCTAGAACATGTGCGACAGGGCGGCAAACCCTATGATATTCGCGGTTGTCATCTAACTGAAATAGTAAATGAAATTGCCACGCTGGCCAGATTCAATCGTGCCAGTACTGGACGAGTACTGGAAGGTGTCACACAAGAAGTGGTATCACAGGCACAGGTCTACTACAAACAACTGCGTGAAAATCTCAAGAGAATGAGCACCAGTCGTGGATACTCCAAGTACTTTGAGTCCTGGCATCCTGCAGACATTACCGAACAAGAAGAGCTGGTGGAAAACATCAAAACATTGTTTGTGGAACAAACAATCGACACAAGAATTGAGCAAGCACTACCGTTGCTGGCCAAAATACAACAAGGACTTGATATGAAAGAAGCAAAAATATTTGAATCGTGGATTGACAACCTGGCTGAAGGCACCTGGAATCTTCCCGAGACTCCAGAACAACTGGACAAACTAAAAACCATGATGGCATCTGAATTGATTGTGGGCCCTGATGCTATCAATGCAACAGAACAACTGTATGACCTAGTGGGTGATGATATCTTGTTTGATCGATTGAGTGAACTGGCTGAGAAAGATCCCAGAGCCAATGCCTGGAACGATACAGAAGTTATGAATCGCCTGGCCGAACTGGGTATTCAAATGCCTGAGCCTTCTGTACCTGGCAATCCTGCTGAACCAGCGACAGCCCCTGTTGCAGCAACACCAGCAGCACCGGTTGCAGCAGCACCAGCGCCAGTACCAGTGGCGGAATCCGCAGAACTCAACACCATGCTGAAGTATGCTGGCATTCCATTAAGAGAAGGTGTATTAGATGATGTTAGAGCAAGAATGGATGCAAGACGCAATCCTGCTGCAACTCCTGCTACTGCACAGCCGGTACAATCTCCTACTACACAGGCACCTAAATTCAAAGTTGGGGACACTGTGAGTTTTGGTATAGGTAGAGGCGTACCAAGTACCGGTACAATTACTGCTATGGGTCCAGGCCCTACTCAACTGACTGTTAAAACTGCTGAGGGTGAGAATCAATTAGATACTAGAATGAAAAGTTTGTATCTACAGTTAGCAACGGCAACAACATCTGCAGAGTCCCAACAATCAACACCTGATCTGCCGCGGGCAGAAGTGGTGTCCACAATGGGCATGCCTAGCCGATCTCTGATTGGTTATAAAGACAACACATATACACCTTCGGGACCATATACCAAGGCGCCAGAGGGTGCAACCGGAACACAAGTACTTGTGCCTGCCGCAGCATTTGGTATTAGAAGCATGGGCGATGTTGTTGCTTTGCTAACTGACGATGGTACAGCATACGCTGAACAACCGATAAAAGTGTCTAATCCTTTTGGTCGAGCAGCAGGCGGCGCAAGTCGTCGGCCAGAATCAACACAAGGATTAGACGAAGCCGGCGAATGGAAAGCTGAAGCCGAAGACTTTAAAGAATGGTCAAACCATGTCAAAAACGAGTTGCTGGATGTTGCGCCAAGTCAACGCTTTGCTATGGCAAAACGATTAAGTCAAATTGAGATGAAACATTTTGGTGCTGGCCAAGCAGCAACTTCATTTAATAATCAAACTGGCGCATCTACTGGCAACAGCAGCGGTATGACAACCACGGTGCAACACATCTTGGATGCAATCAACGATGGTAAACTTACAGCAGCAACTTCGTCTGCTGCCACTGCTGCTATAGCCAGTGCCGGAACCACACAACAAACACCTTTTGGATCAGTTACTAGACCAGCAGGTCAACCAGATCCGTATCAAGCATCACCAGCTTTGGCCAGCGGCGACCGTCCGGCTGCTGTTGCCGCACAAAATCGACCAAGACCGCAGCAAGGCGGCGGTAGCATCCGGATATTAAGAACTGAACAAGACTGGGAAGAGGCTCTAAATGATCCTGATAGAAATCGAGACCTAGGTGCTGATGGCCCAACGACTGCTGCTGATTTCGGGGCAGCAATGGCAAAATTGCCAAGTTGGAAAGTAATGCTGTCAACTATTCTGTTAGGGCTAAAACTTCCTATCGTTGGTGACAAGATAAGAAATATACTAACATCCAAGATGAAGGATGAGTTTGGGGTCTCTATGTCTCCTAAAGAAGTAATAGAATACATGGGGCATGTTAGAAATACTGCACCCGACCAAATTGTACCACCAGCTGTTTGGAAGTTTGAAAAAGACGGCGGCGATTATGAAACTGCGCTTGAACAATTGCCGGATGACGCAGTATCTGTTCGTCCAGCAGAAGTCATGTCTTCTATTGCAAACGATTTGATTTCAGCAGGTGTTGCCCAAGAAATCAAGCCAGAAGATGAAACTCCAAGTGGCGCAGGTGCGTTTGGTAATATGGCATCACAATTGACAAAAAAGGATGAACCAGTGGCAGAATCTACAGAACTCAACACCATGCTGAAGTATGCTGGTATCCCAGTGGCCGAAAGCCGTGTGCTGGACGAAGCGGGCGAAACAATTGATCACATACTGAATCGTTTCAAACACGAAGTTGGTCAGTTTGAACAAGGCAACGACCTGGATTCTGACTTGTATGACGCACTGTTTGACTACTATTCAGACAAGGGCGAGATACCATATGGCATTGCCAAAGCTCGCACAGGCGATCCGTTTAGCTGGGTCAGCGACAAACTGGCCGATCATCTTGGTGTGAACGAAGGATGGAAGGGTGCAATTGCAGGCGGCCTAGCAGGCGGAGCACTGGGCAGTGTAGTGCCAGCACTGGGCACATTAGCTGGAGCAGCCGCGGGCGCCTACGCTGGTCATAAACTGGGCGACCAAGGATTTAAAGATCCTGATGCAGAGTACAAAAAGGCACAAAAGCTCAAACAACAACCTTCAGTGGACGAAGCCGATGCAATCTCCACATTTGAAGTCATGAGCGGGTTTGATGCACCAGTTGCTGAAGGTTCATGCAACATGACGTCAGAAGGTGCCTACTGTCCAGAACACGGCCTGGCCGAATGCGGCGGTGGTGGCATGTATGAGTCCCGTGAAGGCGACGCCATGCTGGCCAGAATAAAATCTCTGGCTCTGATCAGATAACATAAATAAAACAAAGAAGGGCGTGTAGTGGCATGCCCTTCCGTAAACAACTAGATAGGCAAAGTTCACTACCTTTAGTGGTAGGAAACACAGACAAGCTGTGTTAAAATAACCTTGTAGGCAGCATTTAAGTTTATACTTAAATTTTAAATCATATTAACGCACAGAAAGGCAACACAATATGGCATCACTAGCAGAAATCCGCGCACGGCTACAGGCCGCAGACAGCAACAAAGGTGGGCAATCCACTGGAGGCGGCGACAAATCAATTTACCCACACTGGAACATGGAAGAAGGCAAAGAAGCCGTACTCCGTTTCTTGCCGGACGGTAACACAAAAAACACATTCTTTTGGGCAGAGCGAGCAATGATTCGACTGCCATTCAATGGCGTCAAAGGTGAGATGGATTCAAAACAAGTCATGGTGCAAGTGCCATGCGTTGAGATGTGGGGCGATGCTTGCCCAATCTTGGCAGAAGTACGCACCTGGTTCAAGGACAAGAGTCTTGAAGACATGGGTCGCAAGTACTGGAAAAAACGCAGTTACATTTTCCAGGGCTTTGTGCGTGAGAATCCCATCAGCGACGACAAAACACCGGACAATCCTATTCGCAAGTTCATCATTGGACCTCAGTTGTTTACCTTGATCAAAGGTGCCCTGATGGATCCAGAACTGGAAGAATTACCAACTGACCTGTTGCGTGGCTTGGACTTCCGTATTGCAAAGACCAGCAAGGGTGGCTATGCAGACTACAACACATCCAAGTGGGCACGTAAGGAATCGGCCTTGACCGAAGCTGAACAAGCTGCTGTGGCTGCACATGGTCTATATGATCTCAGCACATTCTTGCCCAAGAAACCCAGCGCAGTTGAGCTCAAGGTGATCAAGGAAATGTTCGAAGCATCAGTAGATGGTCAGCCTTATGACACAGAGCGTTGGGGTCAGTACTTCCGTCCTGCTGGTGTCAACGCACCTGCTGGCAGTGCAGCCACAGTAGATGGTCACGGCGATGCCCATGACACACCTGCCAAGCCAGCAGCACATTCGGCACCAGCGTCAAACTTTGACGAAGATGTTGACACAGCAGAAAAATCTTTTGCTGCTGAACCTGTTGCTGCTCCAAAGCCAGCACAGAAAGCCGAAGACATTCTGGCCATGATTCGTAGTCGTCAGCAGAAGTAATCTAAAAAGTGCAAGCATCGAAAGGTGCTTGCCTTTTTATCTACTATGAAATTTTCTTTGGTATTTGATAAATCTGGAGATACTCTGCCTTTTGAGGTGGTGTACAATCACGAACTGTTTGAATTTTTTGTTGATCAAACAAACAAAAAATCGCAAAACTCGTTTGCCAATGATCGCACACTTTATAAAAATCTTGATCAAAGAATTACGCAGTTGCACTGGGCTATCTCAAAGACCAATGAAGTGTTATACGACCTTGTGAGCGAGAGTTTTAAACAGCATACAGATCTTGAAAATTATCTAGATCAACAGTTTCTTAACAAGTTGCATTGTGATTGGGTGTTTTCTCACCGTCATGACATCAATATCAATGATCTAAGATTCAGTAGTGTTGCATCTCAAGCTCGACTGGGTAATGTATTACATGAGCTGTATCCAGATGATGAACGAATAATCAAAACTGCACCAGCAATGGAAAAGTTAGGATACATCTATCCATACGAAGAAGTCAACATGGCAATACATCATCTTGAACACAGTTTTACAACGCTAGAGTTCAAGGCAGATTCCAAATGGCAAGTGTTTGACAATCCATTGTGGGATACCATGGTCTCAAACAACGACAAAGTAAATTTCTCGTTTGGCTACACATACGTGGGTAGACAGTATTATAATAAGTTTAGATTTTTTGACACTAAATTAGAATGTTCAGATCATTTTAACTATGAGACTTTGGAATTTGCGTTCCAATTGGGGTTGGAGATGCCTGAAACTATTCCGTTCAGCAAAGAAGCACAGGCCTGGGCCAATGAGCACAGTATCAAACTGATTGCTGAACAAATACCAATTGCAAACATAGTAGATTTAGAAAACAAACTGTTCGAATATAGAAAAATGTTATATAGAAATTCTCGAGACAACAATCGAGCACAAATAATTTTACACTAAGGGTAATCATGGCAAAAGCATTTGACGTAAGCAAGTTCCGCAAGGAAATCACAAAAAGCATTGAAGGACTCAGCATTGGCTTCAATGATCCCACAGACTGGATCAGCACAGGCAACTATGCCTTGAACTATCTTATCTCAGGAGACTTCAACAAAGGTATTCCGCTGGGCAAGGTCACAGTGTTTGCTGGTGAATCAGGAGCAGGTAAAAGTTACATCTGCTCCGGCAACATTATCAAGAACGCACAAGAGCAAGGCATCTATGTGGTGTTGGTTGACAGCGAAAACGCCCTGGACGAAGCCTGGCTCAAGGCACTGGGAGTAGACACCAGCCAGGACAAACTGCTGAAACTGAGCATGAGCATGATTGATGATGTGGCCAAAACAATCAGCACATTCATGAGCGACTACAAGGCCCTGGCCGAAGGTGAACGTCCCAAGGTCATGTTTGTGATTGACAGCTTGGGCATGTTGTTGACACCTACAGACGTGAACCAGTTTGAAGCAGGCGAAATGAAAGGTGACCTGGGCCGCAAACCCAAAGCACTCACGGCCCTGGTTCGTAACTGCGTCAACATGTTTGGCAGCTACAATGTGGGCTTGGTCTGTACCAATCACACCTACGCAAGTCAGGACATGTTTGATCCCGATGACAAGATCTCCGGTGGTCAGGGCTTTATCTATGCAAGTTCAATTGTGGTTGCCATGAAGAAACTCAAGCTCAAAGAAGATGAGGATGGCAACAAGGTATCAGAAGTCAACGGTATCCGTGCATCATGCAAGATCATGAAGACTCGGTACAGTAAACCTTTTGAAGGCGTGCAGGTCAAGATTCCCTATACCACGGGCATGAGTCCATATTCGGGTCTGGTGGACCTGGCTGAGAAAAAAGGCATTCTTAAAAAGGATGGCAATAGACTGGCATTCACTATACAGGACACAGGCGAAATTATCAAGTATTTTCGCAAGGCCTGGGAAGCCAACGAAGATGGATGCCTTGACAAGGTCATGGCAGACTTTGCCAAAATCAAAGATGAGGTCGCTGTAGCAGAAGAAGGAGATGCAGAATGAGCGAAACAGTAGCAAGTGAAATTTGGGGTGAACTCAAGCGTTACGTCAACACTGTGGATCGTGACGAAGCAGCAGAAGCTGTGGTTGCAATCTTGATTGACAACGATTCTGATGTGGAAGATATCCGTACAGCCTTCAAAGGCGATGCTGATATCAAACGTGCTCTTACTGCTTATCTTGACAACGACAAAGACTATGCAGATCCCGAAGATGATGAGCCAGAAGAAGACAGTGACACCACAGAAGATGACAACTGGGAAAACTAATGTGGTATAGTCAAGTGGCAGCGGATCTAGGCAAGATCCCAGACTTCATGGCACACTATGATAGTGAACTCACGGCCGCCAAACGAGATTGCAAAATTGGTGGCATCGTTGAGAACAATATCAAGCTACTTCCGGGCATAACTGAACAGAGATTCTATCAACTTCAAGAAGTGGAAGCTGTGCTGAATCTGCTGAACATTCAGTTGCGCAAGATTCGTCGCAAGCACTTTCAAAAGTACCTGGAAGGCTACAATCGTGCTCTCAGCAGCAGAGATGCTGAAAAGTATGTAGACGGTGAAGACGAAGTGATTGACTTTGAAACCATCATCAATGAAGTGGCTCTGTTGCGAAATCGCTGGCTGGGTATCATGAAGGCGCTGGAAAGCAAAAACTTCATGCTGGGACACATTGTTAGACTCAGAGCAGCCGGTATGGAAGATATTCAAGTTTAAGGAAATTAATGAGTTATTTGTTTACAAGTGAATCGGTGTCAGAAGGGCACCCAGATAAAATTGCAGATGCAATTAGCGACACAGTACTAGATCTTGTGATGGCCAAACAGGATTCTGCACTAAGATGTGCCTGC